TATCCTGTGCAACAGAACTATTTGTTCCATCACTTACAGTTACAATTACTTCATAATCTCCATCTTGTCCAGTAGATAAACTTTGATAAATATAATTATAAACTTTTGTATTAAGTCTAGTCATATTTACATTATTAACTACTGTAGTATCAGTTGGATCATTAATTTTTATTTTTATTGAATTTGGTTTATCTTGATTTACAAAAGCAACTATTTCAACACTTGTTCCAAGAACCATATTTATGTCTTTACTTATTTTAAGAGAAGTTATTTTTATCATATTCCTATTCCTTCATCTGTTAAATATTCATCACCCAAAAGCTCAAAGATACCATGGATATTATGTTTGAACGAAGAAATTACTTTAGCAATTTTATCGTAGGTAGGCAAATCATTGGGAGTTTCTATTCTAATATCAGGCAATTTAATAGTTTTATTATCTGGTTCAATTAAAATAGAAGCAATTAATGCCACTAAAGTTTCTTCTTGTGGGGTTAATTCTGGATAAATACTATTACCGCTTTCAACTGTAAAATCTTCATAATTATGGTTAGATAAATGTACTAAAGCGGAATGAATATAGGATTGTATTTCTGTATCTGAATAATTTGGGTAATAAGTAAAATCTATTTGAACTGTATCTCCAGCAGTTAAAGTACCTGTATAAGTTACTTTTTTTGTAGTGGAGTTATAAGTATAAGATGAATTTGATACGTCGTTTCTATATACAGTAACTACACTATTAACATTAGATTCACTTAAAGTAAACACTTTAGAACTTCCGTAAGTAAAAATGTCAGAAGTAGATATAGAATTATCTTGTATCAGATGACGAATTTTTAGAATTATACTTGTCATTATATTTTCTTATTCTCTTGTAATTTAATAAAATTTCACTTCCAGGATTTTTAACAGTTCCTCTATTACCTATAAAACAAAATCCTTTATTATAAAATGCTTTTAAAAACTTACTATATCTACTTAATTTGACCCTCATCTCTTTATCACAGTTCCAAACTAAATTAGTAATTAATCTTTCTGCTATATCATTATCTCTAGCATTTAATTTCACATAGTATTTGGTTAAACCCTCAACTACCGATTTCCATAAAACTATTAAACCTAATATATCACCTTTTTCTTCAATAACATATGAATATATAGATGATTTCAATAATTTTTTTAAGGAAATCTCATCTCTAATAAATACTCTATGATCTTTTTCTGTTAAATAAAAATCATCATTACGATAGTTTTTTAGAAACTCGTTTAATCCTATTTGGTGTTTTTTTATGTTTAATGATTCTACCATTTAAATAATAGTTAGGTTAATTACAGTTTAATCAAAATCTTTAGAATCTATTTTATATTTTGGTGAGGGAGGAGGATTCACTCCTCCTTCAATATTTTTAGAGCATTAAGCTCTTGTGAACTTACTTACAGCGTAAGGATTGATACATGCAGCAACAATCTCTTCATAACCAGTTAACCCTACAGCTAAGAATCTATTTCCGCCCGCAACCGTTATCGGGTTGGGAGAAACAAATACTAACCTTTCAGGTTTATCACCATTTTGCTTAATAGCAGCACCTAACAAATCAATATCACTTAAGCGTTTTCTAACAAAAAGAAATGGTTTACCCATAACTGTACTATTAGCAATTAAGTATGAAGTAACAGCACTTAATTGTCTAGCAGCAGCATTGGTATCAATAGTAAGATTTCCAACTCCCATCCTAACTTTCTCGATATTTAAATCTTTGAAAGCTTCAGACAGAGATTGAAACTTATTATCATTCCAATTCCATAACATAATATCTTTATCAATCGTAGAACCAACAAACAGTTTATAGTTATCTCCATAATCAATAACGTCTTCCAACTGAGTAATCAAATCATTGTATGAATATCTCATCTGACCAGAAGTCAAGGTATTTGCAAACCCTGAAGTGGCAGTGGAAGCAGAAGCCAGATCAAAAATGTATTTATTTTCATACATATTTAAACTAATATCAATAGTTTTTAACTTTCTCTTTAGCACACTTTCTTTAGCTTTCGCCAAGTCAGTAATCTTTACATAGAATTCATTAGTCGCTACGTCAATAAACGTAAACGCTGTTGGATCCTGAGTTGTAACATTAAGAGTAGTTACGTTACCATTAGCAGTGATAGTATAAACTTGGTTTGTTTCATTTAACACCGTATGATAATACAAATACTCATCGGGATCAGCAGTATCGGTTTCACAAACTAGATTTACTACGTCCGTATAAGGTTTTCTAGGATCAAGGGGTTCACCTAAAATCCTTGCTACCTCTAACGGGTTGTATTTAGCTTTAATTTCGTCCATTAAATTATATTTCCTCCTTCTTTAGAAATTTTACTTCAATTCTGGATATGCACTATCGTGTATAGCCTTTTGTTTCAAAAACACTGGATCTACAACATTATCTGTTGCAGCTCCCGCTTCTAAACCAGCAATTACTGGTTTAACGTTAGCTTGTTTCAATTGTTTCTTTAATTTTGCATTCTCAAACTTTAAATCATTTAAAAGATCTTCATCTGTTAAACTAGCCAAAAATTCAGGACCTAAATCTTCTTTACGAGCTAAAACAATAGCGTCTTTCTTAGCTTTTTCAATACTAGCTAATTCAGTTTGTGCTACTGTAAATTCTCCTTTAACTTTTTCTAATTCTAACTTTGCATTCTCTGTTTCTAGTTTACTATCAGCTAAACTTTTAATAGAAACCTCTTTTTCAGCCTTTAATGATGCAATCTCTACATCCTTGGCAGAAAGAGATACTAAAGTTTCATCCATAAACTTAGATAATTCCTCGATTGATGCTTTATTAAATTTCTTAATTAATTCGTCCACTATATTAGAACCTCCTTCTTGTTTTATTTTACTCATTTCTTCATTTGATTTCATTGGTTCTGGTTTTTTACCCTTTTTAATTATAGTTGCTGATGGAGTTAAATCATATTCATTAATTCCATTACATCCTGGACATTTACTTTTAACTTTACTATTTTCAAAATCTATTGCTTGAACATCATTCCAACCTTTCATCTTACAAGTAGGACATTCTGTTTCATATAGCAATCTAGCTATTGTTTCGTTATCCCAATTAAAACTCAATTTAGCTTCTTCCATTTCGTAATTACTCTCCTCTATTTGCCCTAAGTTTTTATTTTTCTCAATCCATTCATTAGCTTTTTCTTTAGTCCAAGAATCTTTACCAAATAAAACAGCTTGAATTTGAGTTAATCCATTAAGATCCGATATTAATTTCCCCACAATTATTTTTATATTATCTTCTTTTGAAAATACTAATCTTTTTAAAGTATCTTCTACAAATTCTGTTGATTCCTTTATTGTTGCACGAATATAATTTTTAGTTATATCAATTTTAGTTTCTTCAATTACTTTAGCAAATTCTAAAATTCTATTAGATACTTCTAACACTGCAGCATCAGGAAACGCTGGTTTAGTATCAAACAATAAAGCCCCGCCAGCGAACACTATATCAGTTAAATCATAACTTTTACCTGAAGTAAATTTTCTTTCTCCCCAAGCTTCAAAAGATACAAATAAATCTTTTTTAGACATTCTATTTTTTATGTCTTCATAATCTCCAGGAAAATTAGATTTCCAAAAAGCTCCATAAGCTATAATGTCATTATCGTCTAATTCTGCATCTAACCAATGACCAACTGTTACTGTTCTAAGATGATCTTTATCAATAGCTTTGCCAGCTAATGTTTTAAGTGCTTTCTTAACTTCTTTTCTAGGAAGAGTACAATGATTTTTATTCTCCTGATCAACCATAGCATATTTACATTTAAAAATAGCTAAATCTTTAGAAGGAAGTTGTAATCCTTTTCTAGAAGCTAAATCTTGTAACTCACTATCATCTTTTCCTTCTTCTAAAAGAGTGTATTCACTATTAAATGTTAATTCTTCAAAAAATAAACGTACTTTATCGTTCATGTATAATCCCCTTAAGGTGTTAAATAAATTAGTGCAGTACAGTTGGTAAGAGTAGTTACCTCAAACCCAGTAGACTTAAATGGAACACAAGGAGGCATTCCACCAAGATTCCCGACATTATTTGATGAAAATTTTGTATTACCAGCACCATCTTTAATTATTATTGCCCAAGTAGCATTACTTGGGGTAACTAAAATTCCACTAATCATAATTTCTGTATTTGGATTTACTAATCCGCCTGTCCCATCTACATAAAATGGATTTACACGACTGTCATTACTCATTATCTTATTTTCCTTTATTTTTATAAAATTCTACTTCACGCAGACGATTTATTGCTTCTTTGCGAGTTTTGTATGGTCCGCCCAAATTCTTTCCTGTTTTTTCAGAAATTACATGATAACCATCTTTTTGTTTTACTATTTTACTTGTTTCTAAATCTTCATCTGATATTTCTAATTTATTTAATTCTTCAATCTCTTCTTCACTTAATTCTATTTCTTCAATTGAAGACTTAAAGTTTTTTGCCTCAGGTCCTAATTTAGAAACTGGAGTATTTTCTTTTTTTACTATTGTAGGAACTAAAGGTTGTTTCTTAAATGGCGTTAAATCTGCTGGTTTAACTTCAGTATTACTTATTACTGGAGGATACATTTCTTCATCCAAACCACCTTTAGTTTCTTGTTTTCTCCTCTTAACCTCAACGTCTAAATCAATATCTCCAACAACATCATTATAAGTTTGTTTAGAAAGAGTTCCTCTATCATACATACTGCGTAAGTGATCCCTAATACTATCACCTATAAACTCTTTTACAGGAGCATGCCTTAATTGTATGTTGTTATTATCACTAAAAAACTTAGGATGTTTCCCTATATTTCTTTCAACAATAACTTTTATAATGTCCTCTAACATATTACCAAAATCTTCTATACCATTCTCTACTTCATTAATAAATGGTCTTGGATTTAAAATTGTTTCTTTTCTAGTACCAGCAGCAATATCTATTCCTTCTATAAGCCCCAATCCTGCCAATAATCTTTTTTCTATTGGTGCATAAATTCCAGTATTTAAAATCTTAGCGTAATCTGGTATTAAATGTTCAATGTTTGTATCAAAATTAGTTACATAAGTAGGAGTTCCAGCTTCCGTTTTAGAATTATTTATCATATCTTTTAAATTCTTCTTAACGGCTTTTAAATCTTCTTCACTATAACTATATTCTGCTTTACCTTCTAAAGCTAATCGCTCAGTACCTTTTTTAAGCATTAATAAATACTCTAATGCTTTACCTACAATTTTCTCACCTTTTTTATTTATTAAATCAAAGATTTGTAAATTCTTATATAATCCTCTTTGAATAAGAAAAGGAGTAGAATATAAAGAACTCCAATTATCAAAAGGTTTCTGAATAAATATTAATTCATTAGAGTTTGATGGTAACGGTTTAGTTTCTTTTTCAGAAGTCCTAATAGAATAAATTTCATCACCAATAACTCTATTTTTTCCTTTATCTTCAACTACTATATTCATTCCATCTACAAACCACATTTTTGTAGGAATATTTAATGTCTCTCCATCAATCTTAACGTCTTCCCAAATACTTCTTAATACTAAGAAAGAAGAATTCTTCCATCTTTCTCTATAATATTCTTTAGATAGAGCTTTAAGTCCTGTAGGTACTCTACCAATTAAACTTACATTAATTCTTTTAAACCATTCACTTATTAAATCAGAAGATTGTGGATTTTTACTTTCCACATCAAAATTAACTGAAGCACATCCTATAGCAAAATCTAATACTGAATTAACAATACCAGAAGTATCGCTTCTTAAAACACTTTTAATTTGAAATACTTGGTTATAATAATCTGTAGGTATCTTTATTTCATCAACAGAATAAAATGATAACATATCCCAAATATACGAAAGTAATGGATTAAGATTCTTTTTATCTGCTGGCATTTAACATCCTATTTTAGAAAAGGTTTTTCTTTTAATTGAATTAGTAGTACTCATATAGTTTTTCCATTCAGCAATTGCAAATACTCTCCAAGCAGCAAATAAATGGTCTCCGTTTGATTTGGAGATACATTCGTATAATGTTTTGTTACCTGATTGAATAGAAATTACTGAATTTAGTTGTGTATCTAATTTATGATCTATTGGTAAATTAACTTTACCTTTTTCGTAAAGTAAATCTTTTAATCTTTTTACTGACCAAGCAGCCACCATCTCTTCTTTATAAACGATATTTCCATCTTTCATAATAACGTTACCTTGGTCATCTCTAAGAACATCTATTTGTATCTTTTCGTTAAATCCCACCCAACACATTGATTCCTTAGGAAAGATTTCTTCCAAAGAACGATATATACTTCTTCCTGTTCCGTCTGTTGTATCAAGTGCAATATAATTGGCTTCCATTTGCCAAATTATATATTTAAATATATTAAACTGTTCTTTATCAGTTATATTATATAATGTTATATTATATAAATAATGATATGTTTCATTTACTTTAGAAATTA